CTTCAACAATGTTTCTGCTCAAGTTTGGGATGGTGAGAAGGGCATTACCGTAATTCCATGCTATCAAGTGACCACCTACCCAGAGTTTGTCTCCGGTGATCAAGGTGGAGGATTTGTAGGTGTGCGTTCACCTGATGACCCAGACTTGTCTCGGACTACGAGAGTTGGTGCGAAAGAATTTTTGCCCAACGGTAACGAAGTTATCAAGAGCGATCAGCACTTCTGCCTTATCTTGGGCGAAGATGGTATGTATGAGCCAGCTATTGTGGACTTCAAGTCTACTGGTTTGAAAGTTAGCCGCCGCTGGAAAACTCAGATTGCAATGCAGAAGGTCAAGCATCCGAAGACTGGTGAAATGAAAACACCTGCTTTGTTCGCAACCATGTGGAAGCTGACGGTAGTCGAGGAGTCCAAGACTGTCGATGGCGAAATGCGTTCTTGGTATAACTGGGCGATTGAAAAGGTCGGTCTTGTACAGGACAAGTCTTTGTTCAACGAAGCAAAGCTGTTCCGCGAATCTGTCATGAAGGGTGAGGCTAAAGCCCAGCAGGAAGAGGCGCCGATGGCGTCTTCGGCTCCTGTGGACGATAAGCCTGTTGAGGATGATGATATCCCATTTTAGTGACTTGGGGGAGGTTCGCCTCCCCCTCTTTTTGCGGAGCGAGTAATGAGTTTAGTTGATCGTTTCGCTGCGGCCTTTGAAGGCTCCAGCGTAGCACACGGTCAAACAACGGTAGGAAGCGTAAGGAAAAACGGAAAGACAGAGGCAAAGAGTTTCATTGTCCGAGAGCCACTAACCAAGACATTGGTGGCGGCTCACTTAGAAGGTGGACATGGAGTTGGATCAATACCGATTAACGACCAGAACATGTGCAAATTTGGTGCATTGGATATCGACACATACCCAGTCGATCACGTTGAGATATTGAAGAAGTGCCGCCGTTTTAAGCTACCGCTAGTTGTTTGCCGATCAAAATCAGGCGGAGCGCATCTATTCTTGTTTATGCAGGATTGGATTAGTGCAACCGATATGCGTGATCACCTTACGGAGTTCGCTGCGGTGCTTGGCTTTGGTGGATGTGAAGTGTTTCCAAAGCAGAACAAGATTCTTGCCGAGCGTGGGGATGTGGGTAACTTTATCAACCTGCCGTACTTTGAGGCAGAGAATACATTACGTTATGCGATAAACAATAAGGGTGATGACCTATCACTTGAGGAGTTTTTAAATCAGGTAGACAAGATTAAATGTACATTGGAGGATCTGCGCAAGCTGGAGTTCTCTAGTGATGACGATGAGTTGCGGGAGATGCCACCATGTCTGCGGATTATGTTTGCTACCTCGGTGCCGGACGGAACCAGAAATAAGGTCATGTTCCATGCTGCGGTAACCGCCAAGATGATGCATCCGGACTCGTGGGAAACCACGCTGGAGAAGTGGAACCAGAAGTATTGCAAGCCATCTCTGCCAGCTAATGAGATTGTTACCATACAGCAAGGACATAAGAAAAAAGAATATGGTTACCTCTGTAAAGACGAGCCTATGGGCAGTCATTGTGATAAAGCGGCCTGCCGCCAAGCCAAGTTTGGTATAGGCAAGAATGGGTCTATGCCGGGGATCACTGGCCTGACTATCCAGAAGTCGGAGCCAAGGCTCTACTTCCTTGATCTCGATGGCAAACGGCTGGAGTTATCCACCGAACAGTTACAGATGCCGTTGCAGTTTCAAAGAGCCTGTATGGAGCAGTTGGATGTTATGCCGCCCATAATGAAGGCGCCGGATTGGCAGGGTTATGTGAACGGCTTGCTTGAGAGTGCCACGCATATCGAGGTGCCGAAAGAACTGACGATTAAAGGTCAGTTTGAAGAACTTGTAGAGGTGTATTGCACCAGTCGTATTAGAGCCAAGTCCCCACAGGAGATGGCGATTGGCAAGCCTTGGACAGAAAGTGATCTGACCATGTTCACGATTAAGGGTCTTATGGAGTTCTTACGCAATCGTGGGTTCCGTGAACTTAAACGTCCACAGGTACAGCAACGCCTAAAAGATATGAACGGTGGGAATGAATGTAACACCACATACAAGTTTAAAGACGAAGATACAGGTCAATGGAAGAATCTTCGCGTCTGGTTTGTGCCGGAGTTTGACAATGATGAAATGGAACTACCAACAGAGGAGAAGTTAAATGACATACCATTCTGATGAACGGTATCTCAAAGTGGGTGAGGTTGTCGAATGGTTAGGTGTGGCTCGTTCTACCGTCTACAGATGGGTAGAAGAAGGTCATTTTCCTAAACCAGTTGTACTAGGTCCGGAGACGGAAAAGAACAGTACAATGAGATGGCTACGCACAGAGGTCGAGCAGTGGCTTGAATCTCGTCCACGCGAGAAAACTGATGGCTAATGAGACGCTAATCTTTGGGCCACCTGGTTGCGGTAAGACGCATACGATGATTGATATTGTACGGAAGGAACTTGCTGGTGGCACTCCTCCTGACAGGATCGGCTTCGTGTCGTTCTCTCGTAAATCCATACAAGAGGCGCGAGAGCGTGTGGGCAGTGAGTTACAGCTCACCGAAAAGGATGTGCCGTGGTTCAAGACACTACATTCCATAGGCTTTAACTGGCTAGGCATGGAGACAAGAGAGACGGTTCAACCGGCGGATTTTCGTCAGTTGGGCGAGATCTTGGGCATGGCGTTTGACCGGAGTACCGCTGAAATCATGGAAGAGGGTATGGTGCCTTTGTCTATGAAGGAGGGCAATCGGTATTTGGAAGTAATCAGCCGTGCCAAGTTGCGCTGTATTAGCATGGAACAGGAGTACAACGACAGGGGTGACTATGATCTGCATTGGTCGATGGTCAAGCGCGTGGATCAAGTTTATGCGGCGTACAAGTCAGACAACGGTAAGTTTGATTACACGGACATGGTTGAGTTGTTCGTAAGGCAAGGCACCAGTCCTGTCTTGGATGTTCTTATTGTTGACGAAGCGCAGGATCTGACTCCGCTACAATGGAAGCAGGTAGCGATACTCAAGGAGAGAGCCAGCCGTGTGTATTACGCGGGGGACGATGATCAGTGTATTCATCGTTGGAACGGCGTGGATCTGCACAGTTTTATGAATGCTTGTGACAACAAGGTAGTTCTTGACAAAAGTTATCGTGTACCAAGAAGCGTGTACCGGCTAGCCAATCATCTGGTTAACCGGATAGGCACTCGTCAGGAAAAGGACTGGCAACCAAGAGATGAAGATGGTGCCGTGGATTTTCACATGAATTGGTACGATGTGAATATTGATGAAGGTTCGTGGACTATTATGGCTAGAACCAACAAAGCCTTGAACTCAATTCACCATTCTTTACGCGAAGACGGTTATTTGTTTGAACGCTTTGGTCATTCCATGATCTCTCCTGAACTGCTTGAAGCTATGGATATCTGGCAACGGCTGGCCAGAGGCGAGACAGCAAGCGTGAATGACGTAAAGAAGCTCTATACATTTATGCCAAAGCAGGGTGAAAGGGCGCTACTTAAACGCGCTGCGACCAAAACCTTTGATGCGGTAGATCCGCAGGGGTTCCACAACTACGACAATCTTGTTGCCGAGCATGGGATGATTGCCCCGCAGGACGCAAGACCAGAGGTTGTGGTTAACATGTCCCTAGAGGATATACGTTATATGGGCGCTGTGCGCCGGAGGGGTGAGGATCTGACTAAGCCTCGCATCAATCTGTCAACCATCCACCGGATGAAGGGCGGCGAGGATGACAACATCTTGTTGTTAACTGACTCGTCATACCCTGCGGTCAATGCTCCAGATCAGGATGATGAGCACCGCGTCTTTTACACCGCCGTGACCAGAGCACGACACAATTTGCACATTGTCGATTCCCACGCAAAATATAGGTATGTGATATGAAAAGAGATAAATTACTTGATACAGCCAAAGACCTAGTCAATGGTCCGAGAGCCAAGGACTACGGCGATGCATACGAAAACCACGAGCGCGTGGCTCAGTTATGGTCTGTCATACTAGACAAGGAAGTGTCTGTTTCTCAAGTTTATCAGTGTCTTACGGCGCTAAAACTTGCTAGACTCATAGTCACACCAACACATGAGGATTCATGGGTAGATATCGCTGGATACGCTAGCCTCGGAGGGGAAGTAGATGGCAAAGGAAAGTAGTCAGATTACGTTCCTACATAGGCTGGATCTGGATACCATCGAGAAGGATTGGGTGCCACCGGAGGTGTTTCCTGATCTGCGAAACAGCCAGTCTATTGCAATCGACCTTGAGACAAGCGATCCGAATCTGACAACATTAGGTCCAGGGTGGGCGCGTGGTGACGGTTTCATTGTGGGCGTGGCTATCGCAGCCGGCGATTTCGTAGGCTACTACCCCATTGCGCATGAGGGTGGGGGCAACATCCCTCAGAAGAAAGTCATGAAGTGGCTAGCCGATCAGCTTGCTACGCCTGACATACCAAAGGTTATGCATAATGCAACCTATGACGCCGGTTGGCTCCGGTGGGCGGGGGTCAAGATTCAAGGCACGATTATCGACACCATGGTAGCCGCGCCACTGTTAAATGAGAACCGGTTTAGCTACAGCCTTAACAACTTGGCGAAGGACTACCTTGATGAGCGTAAGAACGAGAAGACCTTGCGTGCCGCTGCGGCAGATCATGGCTTTGATCCCAAGGCAGAGATGTGGCGATTAAACTCACGGTTCGTGGGGGCGTATGCCGAGAAGGATGCCGAGCTTACCTTGAAGCTATGGAACACTATGAAGGTAGATATAAAAAAGCAGAGCCTCATGGATGTGTTCAAGCTAGAAACATCTCTCATACCAGTTCTGTTGGATATGCGCGAGAAGGGCGTGAAGGTGAATATTGACGGCGCCGAGGCCGCAAAGAAGAAACTGATTGGACTCAAGAAAGATTTAGTCTCAGATCTCAAGCATGAGACAGGCGTGGATGTAGAACCGTGGGTAGCTAAAAGCGTTGCCGCCGTCTTTGATCATCATGGTCTGTACTACAACAAGACAGAAAACAATGGCCAGCCGTCCTTTACCAAAGCGTTCCTGCAAGCTAGTCCACATCCTGTCGCGGCGAAGATCCTGCGTTTGCGTGAATTAGACAAGGCCAGCAATACGTTTATCGACAACATTCTGAAGTTTGCACATAACGGACGTATACACTGCGAGTTTCATCAACTCCGCTCTGACGATGGCGGAACCGTAACTGGGCGCTTTTCGTCCAGCAATCCAAATCTCCAGCAAATCCCAGCCCGTGACCCAGAGATTAAAGCCATGATCCGAGGTCTGTTTATTCCAGACGAAGGGTGCAAGTGGGGTAGCTTTGACTACTCAAGCCAAGAGCCAAGACTCTTGGTGCATTATTGCGCATCCTTACCAGAAGACCAGCGGCATCCTATCATTGATAGCGTTGTGGCGGAGTATCACAAAGGCAATGCGGACTTCCATCAGATGGTTGCAGACTTGGCGTCCATAACTCGTAAGCAAGCCAAAACGGTCAACTTGGGGATTATGTACGGTATGGGCGTAGGTAAGCTGGCGCATACCATGGATATCAGTCCAGAAGAAGCTAAAGCACTTCTTGCTAAGTACCGTGAGAAGGTTCCGTTTGTTAAGGGTCTGGCAGACTTCGTATCGCAAAGAGCCAGCATCAATGGGCAGATCCGGACAATGTCAGGTCGCTTGTGCCGATTTGATATGTGGGAGCCTAAGACTTTTGGCTACAACAAGCCTATGAAGCGCGAGGAGGCCGAGAAAGAATACGGTCATATACTCAAAAGGGCGTTCACCTATAAGGCTTTGAACAAGCTAATCCAAGGCTCGGCGGCAGATCAGACCAAGGTTGCTATGGCAGAATGCTATAAGGAAGGGCTGGTGCCTCTACTCACAGTGCATGACGAACTGTGCTTCAACGTGGAGTCCAAGGAGCAAGCCGCAAGAATCACGGAGATCATGGAGACTAGTACACCATTGAAGGTTCCGAGCAAGGTAGATCAGGAACTAGGTAATAACTGGGGTGAAGTTGGCTAGTCAGCCAACGCCCTCATCCGGTCAACCAAACGTCTAGCTCGGTTCGGAACCTGCGTATACCATCTGGAATCAACCATCTCATCGGCTGCGGCGTTCCAGTCCTTAGCATCAACGCCAGCCTTCATGCCTTTGAACTTGGATAGTCGAGGTCGACCCATGTTGAACATCATATTGCACAATATATGTTGTAGTTCTTCGTCAAAGTCATCAAAGTCTGGGTATAACACCTTGCACTCATCTATCGTTACTGCAACGTCTAATGCAAACAGTTGTCGCACCCGCTCTTGTTCGACCACTGTGCCCACTGGCTTGCCATGTTCTTCATCATGCTCAGTAATCAAGTGACCCACACCACACGTTGGCAGAGCTAAATGGTCAAGATATATTTCGTACTTACAGCCCTCGTCTTCGGCTATTTCTTCGCGTAATTTATCTTTGTTCATGGAGTTGTCCTTCCAAGACTCTGCGCCAATGCGGCTGTCGCAGGGTCGGGTAATAAGATTGGTGATACTTGTCCAACGGTTCCAGCCCCACCAGGCTGTACGTTTGGTGCCTGAGTCATGGCTGTTTGTGCCGTTTGTAATGCTTGGTTAGCTACAGGAGCAAGTTGCTGTCTAGCCGCCGCCGTTACAGGACGTACTTCTTCAGCCGTTTGCTCTACGCTCATGCGTGTGCCTTGAACTGTTGCCGCTGATGTCAACTGCCACATGGTTTGAAACCCTTGTGCAATCGGATCATTAGACTTGAATTTACCAGACAGGAAGTCTTTGACTTTGTTTGGTTGACGAGAAGCCATCATCATTTTCAATACTTTTGGATTACGAAGGGCAACCGACATTATCTTAAACGCCGCCGCTGTAGGCAGTGTAGCAAGTGGGTTCATAATCAAACTGGCAACACCAAGACCAAGTGCGATGTTTGGTGCAGCAAGACCACCCTTGCCAGCAATCGAGGCGTTAGAGGCACGAACCATAGTCTCTGCCATGGCGTTCAATCCTTCGGCGGCACCCTTACCAAACATGGTGTTAAGTGTTTCGTCACCGTATGACCGTAGAACGGATTGTAGTTTGTTGCCCAGCCTGCCTGACTTGAATGACTCAACGAAGTCATCCGTCATACGAATTGAACCAGCCTCGTCTACTGTGGCACCGATTTGCTTCAGGACTCTGCCCATGGCGGCATCGCGTACCAGTTCCATGGTTGGAACTTCACGACCATTAACCGTGGTAACCTTATTGCCAAGAAACTTCTGTGCTTCTCGTATTGAGGCAGGGTTTCTGAACACAGTCTGTGCGATCACTTCAGGATCGGTTGTTGACTGTAGTGTGCGGAGAACAACATTACTGTCCACCCCTGCACGCCGTGCTTCTGCGGCCTGTAAATCTTTCAGAGCCTGACCAAGAGGTTTGCTTTGTAACTGTTGAATGATCCCTGGAGAAAGATTGGCCTTGCCTCGTTCCAGAACCGTCAGGATATCATTGACACCCTTCAGATCATTGCCAAGTAGTTTGTCTACGGTTGTGCCCTTCTGCCGGATGTTCGCTACCAGCTTAATAGGGTCGATGACCTCGACTCCTGTAGCAGGGTCGATGGTCAAGGAGCGTTTGACTTGCTCCTGTATATACATCTTCGACAAGCCTTGACGTACAGCTTCAGCTTGCTCGGCTCCTGTACCACGGATTGTGGCACGCTCGGCGGCTTCAGCTTCAATGTCACGAGCCGCTTTTTCAACCATGATACGAGTACGGTTGTCGGCAGGTAAATCAGCAACGTCTTTTAAAGCCTGTTCTACGGTTCGGTTGCCAATCCTGCGAGACTTTAATATTCGTGTACCTTCCGCAAGATCCACGATTCCGGTTTCCGCACCCAAGGCTTTCCCCGTTGGAGCACCACGAATGGCCTTGAACAACTGATCTAGTGCCTCTGGGTTGTCTTCTTGTATAATCTTGTCGAACACGAACTTCATGTTCATCTGACCAGACTTAGTCTGCTTTATAATGTCCTGAACAACGATGTTATCAAATCTACTAACACTGTCTCTATAGAACTCGTTTGTTCGATTTAAAAGTCGTAGCGCATCACTTGCTTCACCCGTAGATAGATCCATTTTGAATCCATCCGGTCTGATGATAGTAGGCCCACCAACTTCAGTGACTGCATCATCCAAACCTTTAGTAGACATTTGAGCAAGCGTGATTTCTGCATCCGTGAATGCTTGATTCACAGAAGCCTTGAGAGAACCAAGAGCACCTACGTTGACATCATTAAGAAGAGCCGGGTTGCGAGAAGCATCAGTCAAGCCTGTACGAATACGAGATAGTTCTTGTGCAGTAGCAAAGCCACCTCCTTTTCCATCTCCTAACCCTCTTACCTGTGCAGCAAAACGTGTCGCTCCAATATCTGCAATACTGTCTTCTGTTAGCCGGTTAAGTTCTTTGATAATACCAGAAACAGGAATAATTTTCTGACCGCGCAACTTGTCATTAACCATCGTATAGAGGCGATCAACGTCCTCATCAAATACGGCTTTACGCTGACGGATCATTTCATCAAGATTCTTAGGAATGGTCTTGCCATCCTTGAGGTTACGCATGATCTGATTAATCTCACCCTTGACCGCATCGTCCATACGCATCTGTGCGTTAGCCAGCTTTTGATCTGCGCCAGCATAGAAGTCTGTGATGTCACGCTTTACGATCTCATCAAGGTTGTTGATTGCTGTATCGTCCGCGATTCCAAACGCACGCATCTGTGCTAGAGACTGTTCAAGGTTCTGCATCGCCGCCTTTTGATTTGGAAACACACCTTCATAAACAGCCTGAAGACGATTCAAGACTGGACGGAATGCTTCGTCTGTAGCACCAGCAATCGTAGGGCGGAAGCCTTTAGCAATTACTTCACGAGCCTGTGCACGCAAAGCCTCGTTCTCCACACCCCCTGGACCTTTGATGATGCGACCAAACAGTTTGGAAATGCCTCGACCCACGCCTTCGCCAAACATACCAAAGGCACCCTCTATGGCACTGTCACGAACAATGTCTGTAGGAGATTGCATCTGTAAGCCTTCAGCAACTTCAAGGCCTTCGTCAAGCAACTTGCCTCCAGCAGTGGCGGCACCCACAATCAACATACCCGGAACAAAACCCACACCTGATGCGGCAATCGCGGCACCTGTGCCAGCAATAATCGGTAGAGCTGTTGCGCCAGCAAACTCTTTTACATCGTTAAACGAAAAGCCTTCTTCATCTACCGCAAGCTCACGGCCTTCACCCAAGCCAAGTTTAGTACGCCCGTCCTGTGTCAGGATATGACGACCAAGTGCATCTACACGGAAACCCTCGTCACCCACCACTGTCTTCAGGTAGTTGGACTTCTCTTGGTCTGTGTCCATGCGACCAAACTGAAAGCGCGAGAACCCTGCAACACTATCTACACCAGTGCGATAATCAACACCCGGCTCTTTATAGTTGCTAACGTATTCGTCTTCGGTGAGTTGTTTTCCAGTTACGGGATCCATACCTGCCAAGCGTTTAGCACGAGCAAAATCACGAACTTCATCTAAGGATGCTGTGGCAAGATCAAGTTCTGGTTGAGTTGGTTGCGCTGGACTAAACTGAGAAACAATAGCTTGCTGCTCTTCTGCCGTAGGAGCATCTCCAGCAATATCTACTTGAACTGGGCCATTTGAGGTTTCAACAACTATTGAACCCATATTACTCTCCTATGAAGGCAATTTAAATATGGGCATACCTTGAGCGTTTTTCTTACCCGTGTCTACTAAACCTAAGTTTTGATTAACTGTTAAACCAGAACCTTGATCACTTCCATAACCAAACTGTCCTGCGGCTTGACGTTGTTGTGCAATCAAAGAACCTGCTCCACCAACTTTTTGTTGCCCCGGAAGTATTCTATTGCTTAAACGATCTTCAATGCCTCGCATTTCTAACGCCGCCGCTTTTTGATTACGGCGAAAATCATTAATAACAAAACCCATTTTTTGAGCAAGTATATCTGGATCTGCGGCTAATAAATTAAACGAGCCATCTTGTAATGTACTGGCGTCAACGTAAGCATCAGCCAAAAACTTAACGTCCACATTGGAGATTGAGTTAGCAGATTGAACGCCACCCAATGAAACAGGAATAAGTTTTTGAAAGGCTTGGCGAACATACGACTGATACTTAGCCTTACTTTCAAAAGACGGAGGAGAAGACATGCCCATAGCATTCATCAACTTGTTTCCGAAATCTTTTGCGCCTCCTCGTATACCCGTGATACTTCCATCGTCAGCCAGTGTAAGCATTGCCTTTTCCGCAAACTCAATACCTACTTCTGCATCTATGTAACGCTTTGAAAACTTATTATAATTCTCAGATATCTTAGACGATTGCTCGTCCGATATTAATAATTCTTCTCGTGCCGCTTTGAGGTTTGCGTTAACTGTTTTGCGTCTTTCAAGTGCCGCTTTTTCCTGTGCAAGAAACACATCCACATCTTGAAATCCTTCTGGTAACTTACCGTCATTAGCTAGAAGATCGGTCATGCTAATTCGAGCAGGTTGACCATTTTTATCGACTAAACGAAGAAGATTACGGTCATCAGATCTTTGTTGTGTTCGTAGCTTACTGTCTTCAGTAAGACCATACTGCAAGGCAGATAGTTTAAGTTGACGGTTAAACTCGTCCTTCTTTGCCTTATCCTTAATCAGCATGTCGGCGCCATCACTCATGGCAGATGCGATATTTTCAATGGCTCTAGGGCTTTTACCCGCTGCCATGGCAAAGCCAATCTTGGCAAGAACAAGACCACTGTCAGCACCCTCGTAACCCGGTGCCTTGTCCATGAACTCCTTGATAAAGCCGTCCAGCGTGCTTTGTTTCTCTTCTTGAGTCCCCTTGTTTATGACACGGTCAATCTCTTCCTTGGCTGTAGGTGCGCCATCAACGCCAGAACCTTCACCTGTGCCCGTGTCCGTGCTTGGTGTAGCATCATCCTCGCCACTATCATCTACGGCTGGCTTTGTTTCTATGAGAGGATCTGGCTGTTCATCTATCCCAACAGCATCAGGATCCACATCATCTACTGGTATTAAGTCTTTCCTTGGTTCAACTAAA